CCCGGGAGCAGGCGCGCGCCCTGGCCGACCGGGCCCTGCTGGCGTGGGTGGAGTCCGAGCCCCGTCGAGTTCCCAAGCCCGTCACCGGAGCTCGGGCCCGTCCCAAGATTCGAGCCCCCCGGTCCGCCGCCCTGACGGCGATGGCGGCCATGGTGCGGGCGGCACTCGAGGCCAACGAGACGCAGGAGGCCGCCTCCTGATGGCTGGCGCCCAGCTCCTCACGCTACCGGAGGCGTCTCGGGCGCTCGGGTTTGCTGACGCCAAGGGCAGGCGTCTGCGACGGGTGCTCATCGCTCACGAGAGCGTAACCGGGTCGCGGGTGGGCGTACTGGTCGGGCGTGGTCGAAAGGCGGCATGGCGGGTATCCCTGGCGGCCGCACGGGAGGTCCTGCGCTCCCACGGGCTGCTCGAGGGTGGGGACAGGCTCGACCGCCTGGGCAGGGAGGTCCGCGCCAACCTCGCCGGACTGGACGAGCGGATCGACTCACGAGCCGAGGTGGTCGCAACGCGGGTGGTCGGCCGTGCCCGCCGCGATCTCGAGGCTCGCGACGAGCAGGTGATGGCCGAGGTAGTCGAGGTATCCCGAGCGCTCCGACGGGTGGCCGTGGCGGCTGGTGTGGCCGGGTCGCTGGTCAGCCGCGGTCCGGCTCCGGCCTCGGGTGGACCCCCTCCGACGTCGCCAGCCGGTCGAGGGCCAGGCGCAGGGTAGGCACCCGGCCGAGCTCTAGGACGGCGGCCAGGCGGTCCAGGAGGTCGAAGTCCTGCCGGCTCATGGCCATCCGCAGGCTGTGGCGGCCCCTGCGAGCCGTCCAGTCTGGGAGGGCGGGGCGACCGTGAGGACGACCCTTGGAGATCATGTCGGCGACGTTGTCAGCCGGGGTCCCCACGAAGAGATGGTCCGGTCGCACGCACGCCGGGTTGTCGCACCTGTGGCAGACGAACATCCCGTCCGGTATGGGACCGCGGTCAAGTTCAACGCTTACGCGATGGGCCGCGCTGGTCCCAAAGAACCCGTACCCGTTCGTTCTGCGGCCGGTCCACTCCCAGCACTGGCCAATTTCGGGAACGTGATCGGGAACGGGGCCATCTCGGTTGACGTTGCTCCAGAAGAGCGCGATCTTTTGGTCGTTCATGCGACACCTCCAATGTCGTCGTGGGCCACGCCCCCCGGTCGGTGACATCCGATGCGGGGGGCACCTGCATTGTGGGCACGGAACCCGCGTCTTTCCATGGTACCCCGATGATTTAGACGATTTCGTGTGGCCACGCGGGGTCCTGGTCGCGCCCCTGGCTGGCGCTGCCGACCAAGCCCGAAGGTAGAGAAATCGACAGGCCGATGCCGATTTTAACGATCCAGCGGAAAACATGCGTCGCCCAGCGCCGCCACGGACCACCGTGGACCACCGTGGACCACGGATCCGGCCCGTATAAGATCAGGGGTCGCGGAGATCCGTAACGCCAGGCCCGCCCACGCGCCCCAGGCACGAGGACGAGCCCCGGGCCGCACCCGGCACAGGGCCCCCGACCGCCCTCGCTCAGGAGGCCAGCGAGATCCCGCCGGACGCCAGCAGGGACAGGGCGAGCGGGTCATCCCCAGCGGCCTCAGCCTCACGGACGGCAGCCCCCAGCGGATCCTCGCGATCGTCGTCAGGGTCGGCGCCAGGGAGCGAGACGGACGCGGCCAGCCACCGGAGGCGATCGGCCTCGTGGTAGTGGCCCAGCGATTCAGACTCGCGGGCCGAGCGGAGCAGGTCCAGGGAAGTCACGGCACGTCACGCAACGGAAGATAACTCAGGCCGGCCGGGGAGTCAAGGGCCGGACACATTGGGAGACGGACGTGGGCCGACCGGCCAGAGAGCAGGCTAGGGGCATCGAAGAGCGGCGGACCGAGGTGGCCCGCTTGCTGCGCCTTGGATACTCGGTGCGAGACATCGCGCGCGAGGTCGGATGCTCGAAGAGCACCGCGCACGAGGACGTCGAGGCCGTCGCCGCCGAGCTGGCCGCGTCACGGCTCCACGACACCGAGCAGGCTCGCGCGGTGCTGGCCGACAAGCTCGCGTTGGCAGAGCGGCTGGTGCTCCGGATCATCTCGGAGGCCGAAGCCGAGGACGCACCGATCGCGCTCGCCGCAACGGACCGGCTCATCAAGCTACACGAGCGGTACGCAAAGCTCTACGGCCTCGACGCCGCCACTGAGGTCCTGGTGACGCAGCGGCTCGAGTCCGAGCTGGCGGCGGTGGTCGAGGCGCTGCGAGGGGCACTGGATGACGCGGCCTTCACCAAAGCTCTCGCCGCTCTGGGCGTCAGCTGCGCGGAAGGTGCTGGCGAGCCAGTCGAAGACGGCGACGCGGCTGGGTGACCTCACCCGATTCCGTGACGACCCGGTCGGTTTCGCTCTGGCGGTCTTCGGACTCCGGCTCGAGTTCGACGGCTACACCAGGCAGGCCGAACTAGTCCGAGCTGTCGCGCGCTTCCCACGGGTGGCGTGCCGCTCGGGGCACAAGACCGGCAAGACGCTGAGCATCGCGCTGCTCGCGTGGTGGTTCGCCATGACCCGCCCCGGCGTGCGGGTGGTCTGCACTCACCCGACGGCGCGGCAGGTCAAAGAGACGATCTGGCGCGAGATTCGGCGGCTGCGCACGATGGCGCACGCTCGCGGGATCGAGCTGCCGCACGTACCGCTGGACCCGGCAACGGGCATCGGGCTCGACAACGGCTCGCAGATTCTCGGCTTCACCGTCGAGGACCCGGACGCCTTCAGCGGCATCTCGGCGCCCGAGGTGCTCTACCTCGTGGACGAGGCGAGCGGCGTCAGCGACGCGGTCTTCGAGGCCATCGCGGGCAACCGCGCCGGCGGCGGCAAGCTGGTCGAGACGGGCAACCCGACGACGACGTCGGGGCACTTCTTCGACAGCTTCCACGAGAAACGCCACCTCTTCGAGGACGGCGCGCTGCTGCACATCTCGTCACTCGAATCGCCCAACGTCACCACGGGAGAGAGCATCGTCCCCGGCCTCGCAACGCGCGAGTGGGCCGACGAGATGGCGCGCGAGTATGGCGGCCCCGGGGAGCCGGTCTACGATGTCCGCGTCGGTGGGGACTTCCCGCGCAGCGGACCGAATGTCGTCATCCCGCTCGGACTGCTCGAGGCCGCCATCGGGCGGCACGAAGAGGGCGAGGCGCCCCATGGTCCGCTTCGGATCGGCGTGGACGTCGCGCGGTTCGGCGACGACGACACGGTGATCGCGTGGACGCGGTCGCGGTTCGGCGGCATCGCCAAGCGGATTCACGGGGCTCCCACCACCGAGGTAGCCGGCGAGACGATCGACGCGGTCCGTCGGATGCGACGCGACCCCGAGGCGGTCGTGGTGGCCATCGATGAGGGCGGGCTCGGCGCTGGCGTAGTGGACCAGGTGCTCGAGGCGTTCGCGGGCGACGAACTCGTCACGGTGATCGGCGTCAACGCTGCGTCATCGGCCAACGATGAGGAGCGGTTCGAGCGGACGCGCGATGAGCTGTGGTGGTCGGTCCGCGAGTGGATGAAGGACGCGACCCTCGAGCCGTGTGCCGAGCTGGAACGCGAACTCGTCTCGCCTACCTACGCGATGACGAGCGCCGCACGGATCAAGGTCGAGCCCAAGGACTCGATCAAGAAGCGACTGAAGCGGAGCCCCGACCACGCCGACGCCCTGGCGCTGGCCATCGGCGCTCCCGACCTGCACATCGACACCGGCGACAACTCCGCGCCCCAGATGCCTTGGACCCGCTGGGAAGGCATGGGCCGCGGGTTCTGACGACACGACTGGAGACACCTGAGCATGACCGCAATCCTACAGTACGGCGACCGAGCAGCTCGTGAGGTGTCTGCCAGATTCGGTGGCACCTACGCCGACGCCGCTGCCATCACGGCGCTCGTCGCGGCGGACCGAGCGAATGGGATGATCGTCGCCAACCTAGATACGCAGATGCTCTGGATGTACGACGCGGACTCGGCCGATGTCGCCGGGGCCGGAGTCCTCGTCCCCGACGACACCCCCGCTGCGGGCCGCTGGCTGGTTCATGCCACGGGCGCTGGGCTCGCCGCTGGAAGCGTTGCGGTGACGCATCTCGACGCGGAGGCCACGCTGGCGGGAGTTGGTGCGGTTGGTACGGTCGGCGTCCCGTTCGTGATCTATGCGCCCCTGACCGCGGGGCTTACCGGCGCGGCGGACGACGTGCTGGTCACTGACTCCGTGCCCCTGGCGTGCCGCATCGTGGACATCAAGGCGGTCGTGACCACGATCGGCGCTGGCGATACCTGGACGCTCTGTGATGCGGCGGCTGGCGGCGGCAACGACCTGAGCGACGCGATCTCGGTGGCCGTGGCGGGGGTCATCCCGTGGGGCGTCACCGCGATCCCCGCCGACCTCGTCGCCGCTTCGGATCTGTACGTGCGGCGCACCGACGACACGACGGCCGGCGCGTTGATCATCACCTGCCTCCCGGCGTAACATGCGCGGCACTGAACTGCACAGCTCGCCACGGTGCTACACCAGCACCGCGGCGCTGCTGACGGACACCGACGGGATCAAAACCGACCAGGCGGGCGCGCTCATCCCGCAGTCCTTCAGCGGGGCCGCACTCGATGGTACCGTCCACGCCGACGGCTTCTACTTCCCGCGATACCCGTCGGTTACGACGGCGGCGTCCGTCGCGACCTACAACACGATCGACCCGATCGTCGTGACCGGGACGCGCGGCGGAGTGGTGGCGACGGTGTCACTGTTGCTCACCGAGGCCGGCGGCAACGAGACGATCGTGGTCACGACCCCCCTCGAGACGGTGACCAGCATCGACGTCCCGGCACAGCTCCAGGCCGCGGGCGGTCTGTCGTTCGGCGTCTGGGGGATCGGCCCGTTCGCACGCATCCTCGGCGGCGTCATCGTCGGAAACGAGCCGTACCGAGCGGCCAAGGCCGGGGCGGCCGGTACGCTGATCTTCATCTTCGACGACGCCAGCATCGACACGACGACGTGCATTGCCGGCGCCGTCGAGAACGTCCTCTTCGCCGGCATCTCCGCGAGCAGCACCGCGACCCCGATCACCGTCTACCGCTAAGGGCTCCCGATGTGGCCATTCACGCGCCCGCGCCAGCTGGCGCCAGTGGTCACGGAGTCCACGCTCGCGAGTGATCCGCTGCCCGTGCTCCCGCTGTGGAGCCAGTTCTCGCGCATCGGCGGCAACCTCACGCCGCTGACGGTCACGGCCATCATCCAAGAGGCCGACGGCGGGCGCCCGGCGCGCTTGGTGGACCTCTTCCACGAGTGCCGCCAAAAGGATTGCCATCTCCAGTCGGTGATGGCGAGCGCCGAGCAGGACATCACCTCCCTCGAGTGGATGGTCGCGCCCCCCAAGGACGCCACCCCGGTCGAGGAAGAGGCGGCGACGGCGTTCTCCGAGGCATGGGAGGTCGCCGACAAGGAGGCCGGGATCGCTCACCTGGTGGGCGAGTCGATGGCGTTCGGGTTCGCCGACGACGAGATTGACTGGGAGCTGGTGGACGGGCTGCTCGAGCCCGTGCGGCTCCGCCCCGTGGCGTGCCGGCGGTTCGGGTTCCGTCAGGCGGACGGCGCGCTCCTGTTCGACATGCGCAACGCTGGCAGCGTTGACGTCGGTGGGGTTGACCTGCCCGTCGCGTTCCCGGGGAAGTTCGCCACGGTCAAGCGCCGCATCAACGGCGACGTGTTGCCGCGTGAGGGCCTGGCGCGCTGCCTCATCTGGGCTGCGCTCGGGCGCAACTGGACGCTGAAAGACTGGCTCACGCTGGGCGAGATCGGGTTCAAGCCATCGACGATCGGCGTCTACAAGAAGGGCGCCAGCAAGATCGACGTCGCCCATCTCGCCGATGTGATCGAGCGGTATCACTCGACGGGCAAGGCCACCATCTCGGAGATGCTCGACCTCCGCATCGAGTGGCCGAAGAACGGCACGACCGGCGGCGGCGGAGTGCACAAGGAGCTCGCCGAGCATCTCGCCGGGGAGATGAGCAAGGCCGTCCTCCACGGGACGCTCACCATCGAGGCCGGCGCCAAGGGAGCCCGCTCGCTGGGCGAGGTGCACGACAAGGGACGCGACGGCGTGCGCGACACGAACGCGCGTGTTGTCTGCGACGCGCTCTCCCGTGGTCCCGCCGCGACGTTCACGCTCGTCAACTTCGGTCCCAATGTGCGCCCCCCGCGGGTGCTGCTGGCGACCGAAGACCAGATCGATCTCGAGAAGTTCGGCAAGGCGCTCGCACAACTCCGCGCCGCTGGGCTCCGCAAGATTCCGGCTAGCTGGGTGCGCGATCAGGCTGGCATCCCCGAAGCGGTCGAGGACGAAGAGACGCTCGACGTCGAGGTGACAGAAGAGGGATTCGGCACCGACGACGAGGGCGACAAGTCGGGCGACGGCAAGGCCGACAAGTCCGCCGAGTAGCAGAGGCACAACCGATGGCAGAGCTGACAGGCGCAACGCGCATGGTCGTCGCGGTGCGCCCGCGCGCCGCTGCGTCGGACGTGGTCGAGATCGACGTCTACGACGACATCGGGATCGACTTCTGGACCGGCGAGGGCGTGACGGCGAAGGCGATTCGCGACTCGCTCAAGGGGTCCAAGCCGAAGACGATCAAGCTCTCGATCAACTCCTCGGGCGGTGACGCCTTCGAGGGCGTGGCCGTCTACAACGTCCTCCGCCAGTACGGCGAGAAGGGCGCGCACATCGTCGGCGAGGTCACGGGGCTCGCGGCTTCCGCGGCATCGATCGTCCTGGCGGCTGCCGACGAGGTTAGCATCCCCGCCAACGCCGCGATCATGGTGCACGAGGCGTGGACCTCGATGCGCGGGAGCGCTGGCGACCTCGAGAAGCGCGCCGGCCTGCTCCGACAGATCAACGACACCGCGGCCGACACCTACGTCCGATCGGCGATGCGGCGCGGAGTGGCCAAGAGCCGCGACGACATGCTCGCGCTGATGGCCGAGGAGACGTGGATGTTCGGCGACGAGGCCGTCACCCATGGCTTCGCCGACACCGTGACCGACGCGCTCGAGGCGGCGGCGTCCGTCGATCTCTCCCACTACCGGCGCGCCCCCGAGATGCGCGACCGCCTACCCACTACCGCGCCAACCAAGGCCGCGCAGGAGACACCGAACATGAGCGATCCCGTCACCACCGACCTCGCCCCCGAGCAGGTCGCAACGGACGCCGCGGCCGAGACGACGGCGGCCCTAGAGATGGCCACCAAGGCCGACACCGAGTTGCGTGCGCTTCAGGAGAGGCTCGCCGTGCTCGAAGCCGAGAAGGCGGCCGTCGAGCTCCGCGCCTCCGCGCAGTCGGACGAGGTCGCGCGACTGGCAGCCGATCTGAACCGGCGCGAGGTCGAGGCGTGCGTCGGCGTCACCATCTACCCGGCCGAGCGCGATGCGATGACCAAGCTCCGCGCCGCGAACCCCGAGCTCTTCGCCGAGCTTCTGGCGTCACGCCCGCCCATCACCCTCACCGCGGACGTCACGGGCACCGACGCGCCCGAGAACCGCGTCACCGCTGACCCCGACTCGAAGCTCGCGGCGCTCGTCCGCGACGCAGGAAAGGACGAGTAATCATGCCTCGCGCAGACCGCAAGAACATCACCGAAACCGCCCTCATCGAAACGCGCGTCGTCGCCGCCGTCAACACCGTCGCCCAGGGCGAGCCGGTCGTGCTCGACGCCGCTGGCACCATCAGCCGCCCCTTGGCGCTGACCGATCAGATCTACGGCATCGCGTACAAGACCGAGGACGGCACCTGGCCCGCTGCGGCCGGCGATTCGGTGGACGTGGTCCTCATCGGCTCGCCGTGCATCGTGCCCTGCCGCGTGGGCTCCGCCTCTGCGACGGTCACGGTCGGCACCATCGTCAACGTCGATGGTAACTTTGACGGCGTGAAGACGATCACCGCCGGCGTGGGGGCCGTCACTACCCCGATCGGGATGGCCACCCAGCTCGGAAGCGTCGCTGGCGAGCTCGTCGGCGTCAACCTCGGCGCGCGTCTCGGCACCGGGGCCTGAGCCAACCACAGGACTCCAGAAGGAACCAATCAAGATGGCACTCCGTCACTACGCCGAGTTCGATCAGCGCACCCCCGAGGGCGCCGCGTTCGACCGCAAGCTCTCCGCTCTCCTGTCCGCCGCGCGCGAGAAGCCCGAGCTGATCAAGTCCCTCGACGAGGGGCTCGCTCGCCTCCAGGCCACCCCGGGCATGGTGGGCACCACGCAGACCCTCACCGAGCTGTCGCTCTCCTACGCGAACGACGACTACATCGGCGACCGGCTGATGCCCATCGTCCCGGCGAACAAGTTGGCGGTCGAGTACTTCCAGCGGCCGCAGGACATCGGGCTTTCGTACCCCGCCGACACCGTGGGCACGGACGGGTCCGTCAACGAGGTCAGCGAGCGCGTGACGCTGGCGACCGCGCCCCTGACGCGGCGGGCGCTCAAGGAGCACCTCGACGTCTGGACGATGGAGCTCGGCGACTCGATCGCCCTCGAGCTGATCGACCCGCTGATGAATGTCCTCGACGGGCTCGCGCTCGGCCGTGAACAGCGGCAGGCGACGATCCTCACCACGCCCGGCTCCTACGGCGCCAACAACGCGCCCATCGCGGCGGCCAACCGCTGGAACACCGCGGCCGGCGGCGACCCCGTGGGCAACGTGCTCGCGGCCAAGGCGGCTTGCTGGACCGGCAACGGCCCCGGCAAGTGGGTCGGGTTCTGCGGCGTCAACGTCTACAACGCTCTGAAGACGAACGTGAAGGTCCTCGACCAGGTCAAGTACACGGGAGGCAATCCCGCGGTCGTGACCCGGCAGGCCATCGCGGGCCTCTTCGAGCTGGACGACCTCTACGTCGGCATGGCGCGGCAGAACACGGCGAACGAAGGCGCGGCCGCGGTCTACACCCGCATGTGGGACGCCAACAACTGCTTTGGCATCGTGCGCGTGGCCAACCGCCCGAGCCGGCGCAGCGCGAGCTTCGGCATCACGCTCCAGATCCCGACCAAGACCGAGCAGTGGTTCGAGCAGGGCCGCGGCGGTCGCGGCAGCTACATCGTGCAGGCGAGCCACGCCGACGGTGCCGTGGTCCTCGCGGCTCCCTGTGGCTACCTCTACACGACGGTGATCTGATGGCGGCGCGGCGGTTCCCTCGGCGTGAGGATGCGTGGGAGGCGACCCCGCCTCCTGCGCCGCCCCCCGCCGAGCCCGTGGAGCCGGTGGTCGAGGTCGTGGCCACCGTGGTCGCGCCCGAGCCCCCGCCGGCTCCGCCCGCTCCCGTCTCGGGCCTCGTCGTCGTCCGCGTGCGCGGTCCCGGCGGCGTCTGCTGCGACGGGATGCACGCGGCCGGCGAGGAGTTCGTCACCAACCTCACCGAGGCGCTTAGCCTTGGTGACGCCGTCGAGATCATCGGCTGACCGGAGGGCGACGCGATGGCCTATGCGTTCATCACGCAGACGCAGCTGTCTCGTCGCCTCGGGCCGGCCACCCTCACCAGGCTGTACGACGACTCCGACGCCGGCACGGCTGACGTAGACGCCGTCGCGCAGCTCATCGCCGACGCATCGGGCAAGGTGGCGAGCTACCTCCAGGGCATCGTCACCCTGTCCACGGCGGCAACGGCCGCCACGGGTGACACGGCGCACGAGATCGTCCGGCTCACGCTGGACGTCGCGGTCGCCATGGCAGCGCAGCGGCACCCCGAAGTGCTGCCGAGCTACGACGGCCTCGAGCTGATGAAGCAGGCCGAGCGCGACCTGGACAGGCTGCGGAAGAACACCACCGCGCTCGACACGGACGCCGCGCCGAACCCGGCCGCCAACGAGGGCGGCGAGATCTTCCCCGACCCCGGAACCGAGGACGTCTACACGTTCGCGCGCGACGGATTCGGGGACTTCTGATGTTCACCGTCCGCGTTGACCTCGACGGCCTTCGCGAGCGAGCCGGCAGGTCGCAGGCGATCCTGCTCCAGTCGATCGAGGACGTCGCCGACGAGGGGGCTAGGGTAGCCGTCGCCCATGCGAAGGCGACGCACTCGTTCAAGGACCGGTCGGGCGCCCTCCGCGGCTCGATCATGGTGACGGAGACGGCCCGAGCCACGGCGCGGCAGGCGCTCGCGACCATCGCGGCCAAGGCTCCTCACGCCGGCTACGTCGAGTGGGGGACGGGCCAGCACTGGATCCGACCCCGGATGGCGCGCGGGTTCACGGGCCCCACCCAAGAGGGCCAGAAGCGCGAGAAGCGCGCACCGCACGGGAGAGGGAACCGCGTCCCCGGAATGCTGGTCTTCTTCTCCCCGAAGCTCGGACGTTGGGTCCGCACGCTCGAGGTGTGGCATCCCGGCACGTCGGCTCGGCTCTACATGCACGACGGGGCCCGGGCGGCTCTCGATTCGATGACGCGCGAGGTCCGGGGCACGGTAGCGCGGAGGCTTCAAGCGATCTGGGCTCACTGACATGGCCGACACCTACGGCGCCACGACGCTGCCCGTCACCGCGCCGTCGCTGGTCGAGGCGTACACGGAGCCGGTCGGAGATCCTGGCCTCGGGGTGTTCCTCGCGTTCGCCAAGGCCGTCCTCGAGCACGAGGTCGGGGCGGCGTGGGAGGAAGTGGCCCCCGGCGAGCCGCTCATCCGGCACGCCCGACCGCACGACCCGCGGGAGGAAGACTTCGGGACCACGTCGCTCCCGACCCTCTTCGCCTACCGCGGCGATGGGAAGCTGAGCCGCTGGTCCGACGGCTTCTGGGTCGAGGAGCGGCCCATCACCCTGCTGTGGGTCTACCCGCCCGCACAGGCCGAGAAGATGACCGCTCGGCGCGGGGTGCCCGTTGCCATCGGTAGGGCCCTCCACAAGGCGCTGGGCCCCCTCAACGGGCGCCACCCGGCCTGGGTGGTGACCGGTGACACGGACGAGGGCGCGGCCGTCTACGGCTCCGATGTCCTGACGCATGGCGGGTTCCAGCAGCTCGTGATGGGCACGGTCCGCCACGCTGAGATCACGGTGGGGCAGGCCAAGTACGACGCGGTCACCGTTGACATCGAGGCGCGCGAAGTCCTGACGCAAGACGTCACACTGCGCGGCAGCACGCAGATCACGATCCGGCGCGACGTGACCGGATCGACGACCCCGGGACCATTCGACCAGGTGATCCTGGTTCCGGTTCCGGTTCCGGACTGAAAGGGGACAGCATGAAAAGGAACAAGGACGCCGATGGCGTCACGGTCGAGGATTGCGCGGAGTACCAGAGCCCGATGGATCGGGTTCGGGCTGCCATGGTCGATCCTGGTGCCGATTGGGCCGACCCGGCATCTTACAAGACGGACCCCGAGCCGCCCGCGGAAGCGCCGCCGGAGCCACCTCCACCACCCGCCCCGAAGCCCGCGCCACTCCGCGCGAGCCCCGGGCGCCTGCTCGTGGCGACGAATCCTTGGGCCGCCATCGACCACAAGGGCCGCCCTTCCGGCGCCTGCCCGGCCGAGGTTGGGCCGCGTGACGAGAACGCGCGGAGCTACGTGGGCGCGCGCCCGTCGTTCGGCGACATCACCAGGCCAGCTCCACGTCGAGCCGAGCTCTACCAGCGCACCGAGCGCCGCGATCTGGTCTGGGAGTTCCAGCGCGAGCCGTTCGAGGTGCCGGACTCCAGCTACTACCGCCGCAAGGTGCGCGAGCGCGAACTGCTCGACGCCACCAAGGACTACGAGGCCGCGCGCGCACTGCTGAGCGCTCGGCACAAGGACGCAGCGCCGCCGCGCTGGATCTGACCAACAGGAGCAACACGCATGGCGCTCTTCACGCTGCCCGGGATCGATGGGACCGACAAGGTCCCCATGTTCGCTGCCGACAACCGCTACGGCCAGGGGAAGTCCACCGGCACCGGCGGATGGTACGTCCTGATCACGGGGAACAAGACCGCGAGCGGAACGCTGACCGCGGACTCTGACGTCGAGCAAATCTTCGACGAGGCCGACGCCGCGACGAAGCTCGGCGACCTGAGCGAGGCGGCAATCCAGGCCCGCGAGGCGCTCTCTACTGGCGCGGCCGTCTACGCCGCCCCGGTGGCAGAGGCGGCCGGCGGTGTCGCCGCGTCGCTCGTGATCAACTGGGAGGTGCTCGGCACTGGTACGGGCACCATTGGGCTGATTCTCGACGACGGATACTGCTCGTGGGCGGTGGACGTCTCCAGCCCCAGCAACACGGCGGACAACGCCGTCGCTGCCATCAACGCGATGAGCAACCGCGGCCGGTTCTGCACGGCCACCAAGGACGGGCCGCTCGAGCACGACGTCACCCTGACCGTCGCCAGCGTCGGCGTGCGCGGGAACAACCACGTCGCCAAGTTGGACATGACCGCGGCCCCCACGGGCTGCGTCGTGACGCTCGGGCCGACGTCGGACCCGGACTCGATCAAGAAGTCCTACGCCACCGTCGCCGGCGACGAGGCATATACGACCACCGCGCTGGACGGCGATGTCGGCGTGACCACGTTCGACCCGCCGCGCTGCGTGTCGATCACGCTTTCGACAGCGGTCGGCGCCTACACCAACGGATCTACGGTGACGTTCACCGGCACGCTGGGCGGCGCTCCCGTCACCGACGTCCTGACCATCACCGGCACGGGCGGCGGCATCACGGTACTCGGCGATCAGTATTTCGACACCATCACTCAGATCGCCGTCGCGGCACAGCAGACGACGGGCGGGCTCATCGAATACGGAACCTACTCCCAGGCGGAGCCCACGGCGAGCGGGTTCGTCCGCTTCTACGGTGGCACCGGCACGGACGATGCGTCGAATGTGATCGACCTGATCGAAGCGCAGACCTACCGCCGGATCGCCGCGGCTCAGAACGACGCGCAGAACGCGGCCCGGTTCGAGGCGCACGCCGACAGCGAGTCAGCCCCTCTGATCGAGCACCTCGAGCAGATCATCTTCGGGCACAACGGCACCAGCACCGCGGCGATCAGCCTGGCGCAGACCGCGCTCAACGCCTACCTCTGCGGAGTCTGCGCGCAGCGGAACAGCCGCAAGCACCCGAGCGCCATCGCGGCGCGCGTGGCTGGCCTGCGCTGCGTGGCCGAGAGCACCAACCCGTGGACCCGTCACGATGGCGAGTGGAACGACCCGACCGCACAGCTCTGGTCGGACGTTCCCGCGCACGCGCTCGACAAGTGGAGCCACGCCGAGCTGAAGGCACTGCTCAACGCTGGCGTGTCGCCGATCAACGACTTCAACGGCGACACCCGGATCGTACGCTCGATCTGCACCCACTGCCTGAACGGCACGAGCCCTGACTACCGCTGCCTAGACACGGCGGACGTGTCGGTGCCCCAGTACGTTCGCGACGCGGTCAAGGCGGTCGTGACGACGGCGCACGAGAGCAATCCCGGCGTTGGCCCCGACCTCCCCGCCGGGCAGAAGCAGATCGAGGGCGTGGCCACGCCGAGCATCCTGAACGGGATGGTCAATGCGGAGCTGCTCGACATCGCGGCGCGCGGCTGGATCATGGACGTCGCCGACAACCCGCCGATCACCGAGTACAACGACGACGCCAATCGCAACGAGGTGATCGTCCCCACGGTCGTCCGTCCGCACAATCACCAGACGCTCGCGTCGATCCGTCAGATCGCGTCGTGATCCAAAACTACCGGCACCCGTTGCGCGCCGCGGTCGTCCCCACCGCCTGCGCCTGACGACGGGTGCTGGTCCTACCCCCATCGGGCCCGCGCCCGAGATGAAGAGGTCTGCCCATGGCATCCAAGGTCATCACCGCGTCCTTCTATTGGAAGGGTCGGCGCTTCGCGGCGCAGTTCTCGGGCTCGTTCACGCCCACCATGCAGAGCGAGAGCGTCTACAACGAGAACGGCTACGTGTGCATGACGCGCGGCGCGCGCGAGAGCGACATCGAGGTCAGCCACGCCAAGCTGCTCGAGGGCGACGGGATCGAGTTCGCGCTCGGCGACGAGGGCACGGTCCAACTCGCGCCCATCAACGGCAAGGTGGTCACCATCGCCAACATGACCGTCCTGGAAGCCCCCATCGAGTGGGATGCCACCAAGGGCACCATGACGGGGCGGCTCAAGCTGCACGGGGGAGAGCCCAAGTACACGGGCTGATCCAACCGCTGACCACGAGGGGACATCGTGAAGGCATCTCAACTCAGGCGCGGCTACCTATCCATCAAGACCGTGTCGTTGCCGCTCGCGGCGCCGGCACCGAAGAACACCGACGGGCCCGATCCCGATGGGGCGCAGACACCTGCCCCCGTCGCGATCGGGCTTGCGCCTTTGACTCCGGGCGACGAGGCGCTCATCTACGAGCGCGCGCGCGCCTACGCCATCGCCCATGGGCTCACCGACCCCAAGGAAGGGGAGGAGCTCTACGAGTACGGCAAGGCGCTACACCGCTGCCTGCTCGGCGTGGTGGACGTGGACGCTGGCAAGCCCGAGCCGTTCTTCGACGGCGGGCTGGCGCAGCTCGAGGGGCTCGCTGAGCTCGGCAAAGACGGCGTCTTGACGCTGGCCGAGATGCAGCAGACCTACCAGGACGAGGTCACGGGGCAGATCGATTCGCTCGAGGGCGACAAACTCGAGGCGACGCTGAGGGAGCTGGCGGGCCCGCACGGCGCCCCTTTATGGTTCTCGCTGCGGCCCGGTTTGCGCGTGAGCTGTGCGCTTACTATGGCACGCCTGCTGCTGGCCTCACTCAGTGGCAAGTCGAGTTCTACTGCGCCTGCCGAGCCAAGTGGGCCCGAGACGTCGAGCGGGTGGACGACTGAGGGCGAGCCGTGAAGGCGTCGGCGCTGGCGCTGGAGACGCGCAAGCCGTTGCGAGTGGTGCGGCTGACTCCCGAGGACTTCGCCACGACGTGGAAGACCAGGCCCGCGGCTGGTGTCGCGGTTGGCCTGCGCATGATCTCCGACCACGACGAGAACAACGCGCGGTCCGCGGCGCTGGCCATCGTCGAGCATCCGGCCCTGTCCGTGGCCGAGTTCAACGATGCCCTCGTCGCCGGCATCGTGGGCGCGGCCGTGTGCGATCCGAACGACGCGAGCCGCGACCCCGAGCCGATCCCGTGCCCGCGCGACATGGTGAGGATCGCGCTCTCCTCGGCGGCGATTCGGCGCCTGTACCACGAGGTGGACGCCATGGTCGCCGAGTGCTCCCCCTCGTCCCGGGCGGCGACGGACGAGGAACTGGACGAGCTGGCCATGATGCTCGAGGACCACGAAGTGACACCGCGTGCACGCAGGTTGCTGGCGGCGGTGCTGGACGAACTGACCGAGCCCTGAGCCATGGCCGCCCCCGTCATCATTCGCGTCGGCTGCGCGATCGACACGAGCGTTGAAAAGACGTTCGGCGACATCGAGCGTCGCGCGGTCCGGGCGGGGAAGCGCGTCGAGCAGGCGATGAGGCCGGGGCGGCGGCGGGTGCTGGACGATGGGTTCGTTCAGCAGGCGGTGGCGCAGGAGAAGCGGCACACCAAGGCGGTGGAGGGCGAGTCCAGGCAACGGCAGCGCGCGTTCCGGGCTGAAGCGAACGCCCGCCGCGCCGCGCTGCGTGACGAGGAACGGGCACTGCGCGACAGCATCCGTGAGCACGAGAAGGCGGAGCGCGCGAAGGCCAAGGCGGCGGCCGCGTCGGTGCGCGAGCAGGCGCGTGCATCCCGCGAACTTGACCGATTCGCCACCCGCACCAGCCACCGGGCGACGCGGTTCTTCTGGCCCAACGCGCCGCTGGCGTCGATGGCGCGGCGGGCGGGGCACGACGTCATGCGCGGCATCGGGGTGGATACCACGCTGAGCGGGCAACTTCAGCGGGTAACAGGGGCAGAATCGGCGGCGCAAAAGCTGTCTGTCCTTGGCTATCGCCCCGGCGAGCAAGGGGCCGCTGGACAGCGCCAAGACCCGAAGAAGCTGGCAGACGAGGCGCGGGCTGCGGGCGAAGCGTTCGCCATGACGACCGAGGAGATCCTGGCCGGGCAGAAGGTATACGCTGACCTGCTCGGCAACCTCGAGGGCGCACGAACCATCACGAACGACATCGCAAAGATCGCGCGTTCGCAGGGCGCATCCTTCGAGGATTCGATGCGCGTAGCCGGCAAGTTGGACTCGATGTACTCCAACATCCCGGACTATCAGAACGACCAAGTCAAGAAGAACAAGGCCATCATCGATCAGATGCGGACCCTGACCTATCTGGCCAAGGTCTACTCGATTCCGCTCGAGACGATGGCGGACAAGATCCCGGTGATGACCGGCGTTGCCGGCATGTTCGAGGGAGACGTCAATCAGAACCTCATTGAGCTGATGACGCTCATGCAGCTAGCCGAGAAGGGCCCCGGGCGCAACGCAGCAGAGGCCGCGACGATGGCTGGCAACATCGGCAAGAACCTGCCGAAGCGTGCCGACGCCATGAAGGAATTCGCTGGCGTCCAGCTCATGAACGAGCGAGGACAAACGAAGGGGATTCAAAGCCTTTTGCTGGAGCTCTTCACCAAGACCGAGGGTGGCAGGACGGTAAAGGGCAAGAGGTATTCGCAGGTAGAATTGATGCACAAGGTTTTCCCAAACATCCGGCAGATGGGCGGGATCCAGGAGTCTCTCACTGCGTTCATTCAGGCAGGCGGCGGCGAGGCTGGGCGCGAGGCCGTGCGCAAGCAGTTTGCCCCAGGGAAGAAGGCGACGAGCGCCAAGCAGATCGACGAAGACCTCGCGCTGGTACTCCAGACGACAGAGGCGAAGGCCGCGAAGTTCAACCAGCAACTCGAGCGCATCGTCGCCACGTCGGCGGAGAGCTTGATCCCGGCGCTCGAGAAGCTAGCGCCCCTCGCGCTGAAGGGCGCCGAAGCAATGGGGCGATTGGTCCAGTTGATCGCCGAGAACCCGGGCAAGGCCATCGTGGGCGCCATCGTGGCGAGCATCCTCCGCGCCAGCCTGGAGAGCACGTTCCGTGGCGCGGTCGAGGCCGTGATCATGCGCGCGGTCAGCAACGTGCCGACCGTCCCCGTGCCCGGTGGGCGCCCCGGAGTGGCCCCAACGGGCGCCGGTGGAGGGGTCGGCGCGGCGGGACCTGCCGCAGCACTGGCCGCGCTTGGCGTCGGCGGTGCCCTCTACGAGCTGTACGCTCTGAGCGGCAACCGGAAGGGCGGGGCCAATCAGGTCGGAGCGGACGACTGGTCGCTCGGCAGTGTGGTCAATGCGGGCTGGTTTGGTGGCATCACTGGCGCGATTGGTCGCAAAGCTGGCGGTGGCACATGGGGCGAGGCAGCGGGGGAACTTACTCCTGTCAAGGCGTTCGGATGGCTCCGCGACTTCGTCAACGACCCCACCGGCGACAAGGCGGCAGACGCACAAGCCAAGCGCGAAGCCACGGCGCGACAGGCCGAGCAGGCGCGCATGGCACAGGCCACCGAGGCCATGCGGGACAAGCTGGGCCAGACGCTCAACGTCCGCGTCACCAACGCCGACGAGCTTCGGAACCCGCCACCCGGCGGCAGCGGCGGCAACCCGGACGGTCGCGAGCCCCCCGACGCCTGATCAGTGAGTTGCGATCTCCGCGACGATCCCGAGCAGCACTGCGAACCCCATCGCACCGAGCACCAGCACAGTGCCGCCCATCACGATCGCCTCGGTGATGGCGCGCTTCAGCTCGCTTGCCGTCATCTCGTAGACCGTCAACTCCCGTCGCCCCTGCGTCGTTGCCATAGCTGCAAGCCTACGCACCCAAGCCCCAGAGCGCAACGTGCCCGACTACCTCGACCAGCTCGGGCGCCTCGCGTTCGACGGAATCACCATTCCCTACCAGCGGATCCAGGTCCGCGGCGGTGGGCGGGCGCACACCCACGAGTACCCCAAGGTCCCCGGGGGGCTGGCGGAGAAGCTAGGGCGCAAGCTCTACACCATCAGCGTCACGGCACGGATCGACGAGGGCATCGCGCGCGCGGGAGGCTTCTACGCCGGCCGCAACCTCATCACCAACGCCAACGTGTTGATGGGCAAGTTCGAACGCCAGGAGACGGCCGCGCTCTACTTGCCGAACATCGGAGAGATCCAGGCGTTCGCCACGGACTGGACGCGCGACCTCGACGTCAAGATCCGGTCGGGGGAGTTGTTCGAGATCCAGTTCAGCGAGGACGGAGACGCCGCCCACCTCACCGCGAGCACGCTGCACATCACGAGCCCGGCCACGATCGCCCAACACCTCGGCGCCGTGGAAGCGCGCGCGCCGGTCCCGCAGCCCGACCTGCTCAAGTCCCTGGTCGATGCGGTCAACTCCGTCCTGGCCTACCGCGACCAGGCGGACATGTACCAGACGGTTTTCGCGGCGAAGGTCGAGGGGCTCTTGGCGCTCTGTCGTGAGATCGACAGCGGGCTGCCGGAGCTTCAGAGCCCGCTTAACCAAGACCTGCGCGAGTCCCTGGCCAACCTCTGGGCCGCGATTCGTAGCGCGGGGGCGCAAGCGCGGTTCGAGACGGAGATGGGCACCTTCATCACGCCGCGGGACATGGATTGCGCGGCCATCTCGCTCGCCATCTGGGGAGACACGGCGCACGCGCGCGACGTCCTGTCCCTGAACGCGCTCGAGGATCCGTACAACGTCCCGGCCGGCACCTCGATCAAGTTCTTCCGCGAGTCGTGAGCCATGACGATCGACCGCGCGTGGCTCGATGACGAGGTAGTAATCACCCTCACAGAGCAGAACGAAACCCGCCGCTGCAAGGAGTACAGCGTCAAGGTTTCGGTCTTCCAGCAGCCGAGCGCGTTCCAGCTGACGACGGGCGATTCTGCCTCGACGGCTGCGAGCATCGTCGAGAAGCACGGCCCCGGCGACCCATTCGCGCTCCGCTTGCAGCGCATGGGCACCGGCAGTGACTTCGACGTCGCCATCCAGACCGGGCGCCTTGACGCCGCCGACATTCCCGAGAGTGACGAGACGGTCGTAGAGCTTCGCGGCCGCGACAACATGGCCGCCCTGTGGGACGACTTCTTCGTCCAGGAGGACAGCTTCACCGAGGCGACCTTCTACGACCTCACCGCGAAGCAGCTGAAGGCCGTGGGGTTCGACCCCGACATCTGGCTCCTCACCGGCGAGACGGCGCGAAAGAAGGCCATCACCAACGCGAACGCGGGCATGGTCCGCAGCGGTTCCGAACCCGTGCGGATGGGCACCACGACGGTCCAAGAGGTGGACTACATGTGGGCGTGGAAGCCGTCCGCCGGCGGTGGGGCGTCGATGCGCGCCGTCCCCGAGCTGAGCGCACCACGCGCCGACAACCCGTCCACCGACGCCAAGGAGGTCGAGGTTTCGGACGTCACCGGTGGGCAGCCGAAGGTCGAGATCAAGACGTTGAAGGCGCTGGTCGGCCGGCGCCGGTACGAGTGGCTGAAAGAGCAATACAAGCGGGTCGGCTTGTTCCTGTGGACGATGCCGAGCGGCCACTTCGCGCTGAGCACTCCCAACACGTCAACGGAGCCGGCGTTCCGGCTTACGCGGATCGTTGACGGGTCACCGCGAGAAAACAACATCCTCTCGGGCGGGCTCCGCAACGACACGACGAGCCGCTTCGCGCATACGCTGGTTTTCGGTCGCGCCGGTGGTGGAAAGGACGGCCGACGCCGCATCGTCGGGCGCTACACCGACACCGAGATGATCGACCGTTACCGGTTGATCAAGCGGATTGCCTACGACGAATCCGACGTCAAGACGCAGAAGGCCGCGGACTACCTCGCGCGCCGATACGCCGCGGACGCTCGCCGCCAGAGCCGCTCCCTCGTCTACACGGTGAGCGGGCACTCTGCCATCTCACTCGACCATCCGGGCCAGCGCCGTCCGTTCTACGTCAACAGCATGGTACACGTCATCGACCAGAAGACCGGGATCGACGGCGACTTCTACCTCGGCGACATCGAGTTCAAGCGGTCGATGACCGAGGGCACGATCACGCGGCTGACGCTCTACTGGCCCGAGGATCTGGTCTTCGCG